GGACTTGTGCCAGCACTTGGTTTAGCTTGATCTTGTGCTTTTTCTTTTGGTGTTTTCTTTGCTAAGATAGCATCGTTTACACCTTTGTATTGTACATGTTCTTTTCTAACTTTTGCTATATCTTTAAGAAAGTTACTAATGCCTTTGTCGCCGACACTATTTTGATTGTTCTCTTTCTGATAGTCTTGTGTTAATAATGCTTTTTTATCAACTTCAAGATGCTCTGCATTTAACTCACTTTCTGCATCTTCTAATGGACTACGTACACGGATTCTATCGGCAGTAATGCCAGTTTGTTCAATCATGTAGTTTGTTAATACTGCGCTAGTAGTTGGATATTCTAGGTCAATGTCAAAAATATTAACTTGTAAATTTTCTAATGTTGGAAAGTCTTGTAGCTTGGCTTGAATTGGCGTAGTCTTAGTTTTAGTAAACTTAGCTACTTGATATTTCTTCAAAGCGGTTTCCATAACATCTTCGCAATGTTCCGGTAGGTCGCCTGCAATTTTAATCTTAAAAGAGTATTTCTTCTCTTCCTTGCTTTCTAATAAGTATTCGGTAAACGATTTCATAGTGGAGTCCTGATATATTATTTATTTCATATTGCGTAGTTTTTCGATTAAACTATTGCGGTCGGAAACAATAACACCAGTTCCGGTAACGTCTACACCTTCGTCGTTACCCGCATCTTGATCTAACTTCTGCTTCTTTAACTGTAGTTCAATCATCTTAAGTTTTTTATCTATTTTAGCTGCTTTTGCGTCAATTGCATTTTTAAGCATGCCGCCTGCAACTTCGAATATTCGCCCTGAGTAACGTGCTTCAACATTCATACCTAGATCCATAAGGTCGTCATAGGCATCTGTTGCTCGTTGTGCTAAAGCATCAAACTCACTATCGCTAGCATCTCCTAACCCCTTTACTGCGGGTAATGCTGCTGCAATTTTATCAAATTCACTCATATCTCTAAGGAAAGGAGCAGCAACTTCTGCAGACTTTTCCTTTTCAGCTTTTTTGATAGTCTTTTTGCTTTCGGGCAAATTTAGGATTTCTTCGAGTTTTTTCATAATAATACTTATCTCACTTTGCCATTGTGAAATAAGTCTTGTTCATTTAATACTCTAAATTTTATACCTTGTTTAGCACACCATTGGTATGCTGCTCGCCACTTTACTTGGTTCTTTGCATACTGTAGTTGGTTATGCTTGTTTTTACCTACTTTTTCAAATACCGTTTGATTCTGAGGTTTTACTTCAATTAGTTCAACTTGCATCTTACCCTTAGCATCTACATATTGAATAAAGAAGTCAGGCACGTATACTGTGCCTTTACCGGTAAAGGGATCTTTGTAGGGGATTTTAATTGCTTCACTGGCCCATTTCATTATGCGAGGATCTTGGTCACAAAATCGCATAAAGTGCCATTCCCAAGAGCTGCGATATGTTGGGCTTTTATTTCCTACATACTTGTCCGGGTTTGTTATTATAAATTTACCTTGAGCAAATCGACTCATTACGGTTTAATATTTCGACTTTCTATGGTTTCTTCTGTTTGTATAATCTTGAAACCCAGTGTCGAAGATTTCTCTCGGTATATGTTTAATACTTCAGTAACAACTTGACTCAGTTGCACATCAGTAAGACCTTTTAGTGTATCTAATAATTGAAATACCGGGATGTTATCTATGCGTGCCTGATTCAATAATACAATACTTGTACTTTTTGCAGCTTCTTCCTGGAATCCTCTTTTTAAAAAATATCCCAAAACTGCATCTATTTGATTACTGGGGAATGTGACCTGATGTTGGAAATATCGATCAAAGAAACTTCTAACTTGATCTCCACTATCATTTTTGGTAATTACTCTAGGTAAATTTATTGCAGTACTCATTGTGGTCCTGTATCACGCGATGTTGCTATAGTTGGTGCGGTGCCACCGTTGCCCATCGGGAATGAAAAATTAGTTAATCCGCTAATTGGTTGGTTAATTATTGATCTAGCGCCAGTGACGGCAGCATTGTAACCTGCTGTACTTAACTCATTTCTCACATTAGCTATATTAAGATTTCTTGCATTATTATAAGTACTGATTGCCTGCGAACCAGTGCGTAATATATCATTGATAGTTACGCTACTAGGGTCTGCCAACATACTAGATACTGCCCCAAATACTGATTCTGCTCCAGCCAATACGCCACCTTGGCCAAATAAATCGGCTCGCCTGCCACCTGCTAGTCGTATTGGGCTAGGCAATGTATCGTAATGATCTTGAGCAAATCCTGGAGGATTACCCTGACTAACATACCCAGTGTCATATGCAACTGCTTCATATGCCACTGTCATTGATTGTTCTGCTGGGATACTTGATCCGTAATCTAGTGTGTCATGATTCCATGCTGTGATAACGGGATTTACCAATGTATAACTGGCATATTGCTTATTGGCCATTTGATAAATTGTAATCTTTTGAAAGAACGGTATACTGCTGTTGTTGTCAAATCCATACGGGCTTTTGATAAAAGATGATCCGGTCATTGCGGTTCTATTGTATGCTCCTGATCTCTTGGCCACTGTTGGGTCTGCATAATAGTATGCAAAATAATTTTCCCATAGCTGGCGAGTAACTCCTAATCGATCATCATGGAAGGAAATATTAATTGGGGTGTAGTCAACTTTATTTTGTACAATCTTTTTTCTATTGTATTGATTTAATACTTCTGTAGCAATGGTAAATTTAGGTAAGTCACATTTCTTGACCAACATATTAATTTCATTTCTATGTCGAAAATCAAAATTTGTACTCTTTAATGCTCTAGTGTCAATGCTAAAAGAAACATGATAATTAAACTTGCTCTTAGGTGCTAATCTAAAATTATCATCAGAAAACATTCGTGCTGCATGACGAAAGTCTGCAACATTGCCTTTGGGGTTTGATATGTCAGTTATAAACTGACCAAATGATTTATCTGCCATAATAATATTTAGCCGATTAAATTAACTGCGTGTATTATACGCCAACAAAAAAGCGACCGAAGTCGCTTTTTATGCTTATACAGTAAATTAAGCGCCGGTAGCTAAACCACCAGCTCGTGCGCCTAGTCGACCTACGTTAATACCAACGCCTGTACCTTGGGCTGTTTGTTGTGCATTGTCAAACTTAATTACTAATGCAATAGTAGCAGCAGCATTTTCACTATATGCTACGTTGTTATAGTTTGCAGACTTTAGGTAACAGCCATATAGTTCCCATGTTTCAAGAACATTAGGAGCAAATCCACCATTGCCGCCGTCTAGTACTTCGCAAACAGTTACAAACTTGTAATCGTTAGCAGATGCAGCAGATGACATTTCGAAGAAGTCGAATTGTTTTTGTAGTTGCTCACCTACTAATTTTGTTACGCCTCCGTTAGCATCATCACGAACGTTTAGAGTAGCATCACCCCATGCATGGCGACCTGCCATGTAGATTGATGAGTTGTATGTGTCTAATTTAATATCTTCAAACGAGACTGTTGGACGAGTAAAGTCCACCACCATTTTTGTGATTTCAGTAGTGTTTCCGCCAACACCAAAGTTTTGCAAAGTAACGCGAAAGCGATACTTTAACTTTGGCATCAACATACCCTGGTTCTGTGGAGAACCAGCTAGGGGTACTGAAAATTTGTTTAGTGTTGCGATTGCCATATTATAGCTCCTGTATAGTATTTATAGGTTTAACCTAATGCGGCGATTTCGCCAGTGTTCTTCAAACGTAGTGGAATGTAGATGAATTCAATTGCCTTAACCGGCTCAATTGCAATATCAATCCATAATTCATTACGATCAACTCTTGACGGCGTGTTGTTAGATTCATCGCAAACACAGATGTAGTCATACAATGCACGTTGTCCAACCAATTCAAGCATTAATCCATCAACTGCGTTCTTGATCTGATCTCTTGTTATCTTGTCATTTGGTTCAAAGATGTAAGGCTTAGCTAATGCACTTAGTTGTCTACGTAAGTATACAACTAAACGAGCTACGTTAATACGATCTAAGCTACTTGCTGCACGAGCACGTGTCTTTTGACCATAGTTAACTAATCCAGTACCAGTTAAGAACGTAATAGGATTGATCTTTGATTCATACAATGTATCACGTTGTCCAGTGTTAAGAGCGACTGATTTAAATTCACCCTCACCAGTAATATAACCAACTGCTGTTGCATTACTAATACCGCCACGACGTACACCGGCTGGTGCAAACCATGGATAAGCAACTTGATCGTTTAGAGCAATTGTACGCAAGATCATATGGCTTGGGGGAATAGCAACGTTGTTACCAAAGTTGTCACTTGAGAAGCCCCATGGATAGAACATACCCATGTATTCGTCAAAACTAGTTGCTCCGATGTCATTGTCTTCTAATGCGCCATTTAAGTTGTTGCCCCATGCTAGTAAGCTAGTTGCATCGGCTGTTAAACGAGCAGGTGTATCACCTACTACAAACGCTGTTAGCCCGCGGTCATAGTTTAGATTAATTAGTTCACCGATTAGCTCAGGATATCCTGGGCAAGCAATCAAATTAAACACACGGCTTTCTTCATCACGGATGTCTTGGTTGCTGTTAACAACTGCTTGTAGAGCCTGCACTACTACTGCACGTTGAGCCTTGCGACCAAATGTACCAGAACCATCAGATTGGTTAGCACTTTCTGTTACCCAACGATGTGGATAGTAAAGAGCCATTGATGCGCCACCTTGACGACCGTTGTCGCCAGCTAGGTCAACATAGTTGCGTACAAATTTCTTAACGTTAAATCC